GTATTTATAGCTTCTTTGTATAAATAAAACTTTTCATCAGTAAGAAGCAGTACAACATCTAAAACTGGTGTTATTTTGGGGTCTGATGGCTCTTTAGAAGCGTTTTGCGGTGCAGTATCAACATTAGTGGGCAGACTATCCAGCATCTCATCAAGAGCTTCTTCAGTGTAGCCAGTACCAATAAGTTCGCCTACATCTTGCATTTCTGCAATAGCTTTTTCTAATTTATCAAAATCATAATCAGCATCATCATTCAACTTATTATCAATAAGCATAATTTGTTTAGCTTGTTCATCATCAACATCAACATAATAAACAAGAGCAGTTGCCCAACCCAGCTTCTTAATAGCTTTAAAAGTATGATTACCAGCTAGAATTACATTGTCTTTTTGATTTACAACTAAAGGTCTATATTGCCCATTAGCTAACAACGATTCATATATAGTATTAACATCTCCAAGTCTTGGATTGTTTGGATATTCTTTTAATTTATTTAT